GTATAGTAGAAATTCCCCCCTTGCGGAGTTGAAACTACAAACTTGTTTTCTGTGTTTCTTTCCGCAATTACCAACCACCTTGACCTGTGGTTGCAGTTCTGGGAGAACTGTGCGATCCAATATTAATATATAATTATGTATACGTTTCAAAAGGACATGCTTTTTAATTTTATCTGTTCGAATCAGCAAAAGCTGACTGAAACGAACTCTGTAACGCCATCACAAGCGTTGTAGGACAGGAGGTCCCAAAAAGTATAGTGGAGTAAAATCTTCACCCACATTTTCGTACTCTAAGGCCTGTCCGGCGTTGGAAGCGTCTATATTCCACGCCATGTAATTGTCTTCGACATTGTGATTCGATTCCCTACCATAGATAAATCTGAATCGTGAGATGTAGGGAAAATGTGCCGTCACCACTTGGTTAACTCGTGTGGCATAGACTTCGTTGCCTCGATATCTGTAATCGAGACCGAGTGTGTCTTCTGGCCTGAGGCCTCGGTATGCGTATGCTCGTACGTTTTGGTCACTGAAGACAAGGGAGCTGACCATGCCACCCCTGTAACCACCATACATTCCCAACACCATTTTCATTGGTGAGAACTCTGAGCTATTGTCAGTCTCGTAAATAGTACGTTGAGACAGTGTGCTCGAAGAGTAAGGAAATGAATCTCTAACCATTGGCACTTTGACATGTGTACGTAGTGATTGGTTCCATTCACCAACGTGTACTCTCATGAGATCATGGGCAGAGGATTCAGAAGCCGTGACGTGCATTGTAGCACCAATGTCGGCTGAATCGTCAGCTTGCATCGACTGTTTTACTCGATAATACGCAAGTCCAACAATATATGAATCAGCCACAGGTATGTTTATTGTCACTGTGTTGGCTCCCAAAGGCAGTGGGAAGACCTGACTGTACACTCTGTCTCTCAAGAACGTTTGTGTATTGTGTCCATATGCAACAGAATTGACTTCAAAATTACCTCGAAAAAGTACACCGAGATAGTTAATCCTGCCAGGAATACTGGGAACGTCCACATTGAAACTGCCTGGAGTCACGCTAACCGCATCAAAACCAGCCCAGGTTGTGATTGAGCCCCCTGTTAGCGTCGCCACTTCTGTGAGCGGCAAAACGTAGGGTTCCACAACGGTTGGGATGAATGCACTGTACGAAAGAACTTGCACTGTCTCAGTGAATTGAATTGAGAATGTGTCATTGTTTGACGTATCAGGAATGGGAAATTGTGATCCAGTATCTCCTGCCAAAGTAGTGTATTGTGCATCGAGGCCAACCACTGACTGAACACCAGGCGCGAACATCACAGGACGCAACTCAATAGTATTGTCACCAGAAGTCCATTGATTGGCATTCACGAGCGACATGTTGAGAGATCCACCGTGAAGTTCCACTGGTAGAGACACGAAAGTGAATTCAGTAGTTGGAGCGCTAGATGCTACAGTAGCACCTGGAGTAGGACGCAAAGATGGTGAGTTCGTAGGCAACAGCGAAGGTAACATTGTAGCAAGTGTGCTCAACGTCGGCGCATTGGTTGCTGCCGGCACGTTGGTCGACTCAGGTATGATACCCGGAGTTGGTGCCTCTGAGTTGAACACATTCGGAGTTGGCGCTGTTGGACCAGTTCCTCCATTGTTGAAAGGATTCTGGTATGCCAATACGTGCTGATCGTTGGGTGTTTTCGAACCAGTCGTTTTCCAGGGAGCGAGTGTATAATTGCTCATCAGACCATAAGTGGGGTTGCCATAAAGACAATTCTCCACCCAGGCTTCGACATAGTAGCTGACACGATTCGGAAGCTCAACACCATTCAAGTTGCTTTCAGGAGTCAGCAGGATTGTACCATTGTGACACGCAGGATCAGTATTACTGGTGACAAGTGGATCAAATAAATCACCTCTGCACATGAAATTGTCTGGCATGAGGTAGTCCACTTTGATGGTCACTTCGTGTGTCGCTCGCAGATCAAAGGTGATGTTGTCACTAATCGTGTGACTGTATCCACCTAGATCGCCAGCATCGTACACTACTCGCATTCGCATACTTGCCGTAGGAGGCGGTGCGAAAACAATTTTGTAACACATTCTGACGTTCCAAAAACCATTTATCATGGCTGGAATGGCACACGGAAGTGGGAGAACTTCGTTGTTTCCCAGATCCAGGCTCAACATTGGCGAGACAGGAATACGAACTAATTCTTGGCCCGCGAAGGAGCCAGGAGTCAACGCTCCGTAAAAGAACGGAGTGCGGATACCAGAAAAGAACTCGTATGACATGTTGTCAACGTCATTGCCACCCATACGCGCGTCACAAGACACGCCTTGTTGGTGATCATAGGACACGATGTGTCCATTGTGATGCAAATTCGCGTTTGCAAATCCAGGTGTACTAGCTGGGACCCAAGGTTCACCAGCCGTGTGTATGGGCCTGCTGTGGCCTAGCGCACGAAGCATGCCAGCTGCAGCACCAGCAGCACTGCTGACCATTTGAGCAGGTACCGCCAAAGGCGGTATGCTTCCAACTGCATCAGCTACAGATGCGACTCTATCTAAAAGAACAGATGGAGGTCCGTGTCCTTCAGGAGGGTTCGATCTAGCTTGAAAAGTCTGGCCAATCGTACCAACGACGTCAATGGTGTGGAAATTCGCATACACATTGATCGATGGAGAAACTGCGGTTGCTTCACGATGAGTTACTGGACAAAGAGTTGTGAAACTCAAACGTACATAGTCAGTTGCTTCAGCCGTAGAGAGGATCATCTTACCTCGTGCGTCGAAAAAGGGAATTATAATTTCTCCGGCGCCATCTTCGGCTATCTCAATCTCGAGATGTTGGCGACATCGTCCATAAACGTTACGCTCTTGAAAAGATCTTGACACCTCATTGCGTACATCAAGTAGGCTTGGGTGGTGTAGAACTTGTACCATGACTCGTCCTGCGTGGAAGCGTGTTGCTGTTAAAGCGAATCTTACGCGCAGTTCAAACCTAGTACCATGAAAATGTTCAATGCGTTTCTTGATGAAGGGATCAGCCACCAACTCACGAAGGGGGAAGATTTCAGCAGTCCAAAAAGAGTTCATGGGAATTGGATATTCTCCTACATACACTTCTCGTTCAACCATTGAAGGCATCTGGTGTCTGGATTCAGTGGAACCTAGTAATGAACCATCAGAATATGTCTGTACTTCTGACACCATTCCGGCGTCGTGAGTTTCAACATTTTCCTGTTGGGTACTAGTTGACCCAGGCACTTCCATAGTGCCTCCTACATCAGTGGAGGAATCAGCTTGCAAATGGAATGTCCGTTTGGATTTCGGTTTTTCCTTGATATCTGCAACAATGTCATCATAGGTCCTAAAACAAAAGTCAGGAGCAGCCATGCCATGGTTGTTTATGATTTCCAGGACGGCGTTGTGCCAGACCTGAAACTCTCCACGACCATGTGCGACAAGTTCACGCATGAGATTGGGAATCATTTCCATGAATTGGAGTTCATCATCTTCGGGTTTGTTCCACAACTTGAAAGATCTAGTCATAGAATTAACGTCCAAAGCTCCGACTCTGTAACCAAGGTCAGCGTTATATACAGTAGTACGCTTCAACATCGTCACATCATCATCGGGAGAGAATTCCATTTCTCCAGACTTTGTCTCAGGGGTAAGTGACATACCGAATTCACCCATATGTTTACAGATGGTTTCGCAGTCCCAAGCTACTTCTTTCGCAGCTTCGACGTCACGACGCGCGGATCTGTTGTCGTCTCCCAGAACGGTGAGAACAACACAGTCGCGGAAACGGTGTCCAGGGTTCATGATTTTGAAAACACTGCGGAAATAAAATCGGTTTTTGAAAGAACCGAAAAGTGCAGTAATCTTCACTCCAGATTGCCATAGGTTAGGCGAAGAAATGATGACGCCGTCGTAGTTGACTGGGCGCCTGCAGCATTCCC